TAATCTGGCGGCTCAATGCTTTTGCGCGTATTATGATGGGGAACCCGTCGCGTTTGCGGCGTCGATTCATCAGCCTCACCACACGACGAAAATGATGAAACGGGAGCATAGGATCGTTTGTTTGCCAGACTTTCAAGGAGTGGGCATTGGCAATGCGTTATCGGCATTTGTTGGCGGTTACTGGAAGGCGAAGGGGTTTAAGTATTTTAGCTCAACCTCACATCCGGCAATGATTACGGCGCGGAATAATTCCAAGGATTGGAGGATGATTCGGAAACCGGGCTTCTCGTCGAGACTTGGCAAAAGCACGACCGAGGTTTCTCTTGCTAAGACGACGGCGACTACACGTTATATTAGCTCTTTTCAGTATGTAGGAAAGGCGCGGATAGTCAATGATTAGCGTTGCAATAATTGCATAATGATATGGCAAACAAAAACGGCTATACAGCCGAGCAGATAATCAAAGCGATCAAAGGATCAGGCGGCATCAAGTCAACGATTGCCGTCAATCTTGGCGGTGCGTCTTACCATACCGTACAGAAATACATCGATAAGTACCCGACCGTCAAAGAGGCATTTGAAGCCGAGCGCGAAAAAAACCTTGATCGGGCCGAGGGCGTGATTATGGGTAACATTGCCTTGGGTGCAAAGACGCTTAGTGATCCCAACAACAAACAGCCTGTGGATTCTGGCGATGCCAAATGGCTACTGTCACGCCTTGGCAAACATCGCGGGTACGCCGATAAGTCAGAGATCGAACATAGCGGCGATGTCAACATCGTCCTGACCTGGGGAGACAATGACCAATCTAACGGTTGAGTTACCACCATTGCATCCAAGTCAGAAAACAGTCTTTGAAGCCGACTATCGATTTAAGACGTTGGCTTGTGGCAGACGATGGGGAAAAACGCGCCTCGGTTCGCTCAAGTGCGTGACCATCGGATTATGCGGCGGGCGGGCTTGGTGGGTTGCGCCGTCTTATCCGATGTCGAATGTGGGCTGGCGATTGATCAAACAGTTAGCCGTTGTTATTCCTGGGACAGAATTGCGCCAATCTGAGCGGAGTATCATCTTCCCTGGCGGCGGATCGGTGCAGATCAAATCAGCCGACAAGCCCGACAGTTTGCGAGGTGAAGGCTTAGACTATTTGGTGATGGACGAATGCGCGTTCATCAAAGAGGATGCGTGGAGCGAAGCACTGCGACCGGCTCTGGCTGACCGCAAGGGCGGCGCATTGTTTATCAGTACACCGAAGGGCATCAACTGGTTTTTTAGAATTCACAATAGCGGAGCCGACGACTGGCATCACTGGTCGTTTCCGACTTCTGATAATCCATATATTGACGCCGCCGAAATTGAGACGGCCAAAACATCACTACCAGAACGCATTTTTCGGCAGGAGTTTATGGCCGAGTTTATCGATGACGCCGGCGGCGTCTTTCGCAACGTTATGCAATGTGCTATCGCTGAACCACAGGAGGCCGCCATTGATGGACATAGTTACATAATGGGCGTTGATTGGGGTAAACATAATGATTTCACGGTGTTGACCATTTTGGACACAACCGGCGAGATACCAAGGCAAGCCCACACTGACCGTTTTAACCAGATCGACTACACGTTACAGGTCGGGCGACTCAAAGCGGTCTTTGATCGTTTCAAGCCTTTCAGTATCATCGCTGAAAGAAACTCAATGGGAGAGCCATTGATTGAGCAGATGGCTCGTGATGGCTTGCCCGTGCAGGCATTCACGACGACCAACGCCACGAAAGGGCAGGCCATCGAAGCCTTGGCCTTGGCCTTTGAGCGACAAGAAATCGGGATACTGAATGACCCCGTTACGATTGGCGAATTGCAAGCGTACGAGATGGAACGCTTGCCGAGTGGGATGTTACGTTATAATGCGGCGGCGGGGATGCACGATGACACGGTGATGAGTTTGGCGCTGGCCTATCACGGCGTATATGCCGCTTCACCCGCCGCCGCAGGACAAACCGTAGAAGTAGACATCGACATATACAAATCAGATCGACAGAGAAGCAGACTATGGCAACGATAAACGATTGGCTTGAAAGGGTAGGGCTCAGCACCGCATCACGCATCCAAGAAGTATCAACGCGACTCGACGAAACAGAGCGGCGGTTGGATCGGGCGTATGAAGCGGGATATGATGACGGCCACTTTAGTGGCGAGGACGAACCAGCGACGGCAGCACTGGCACGGTACGGCTACCGTATCGGCAGCTCCAGAATAGGCCTACGCGATTTTAGCCAGATCAGCCGGCAGCAGCAGACTAGCACCGTCTGGACATTGTATCAAAGTAACGGCGTAGCAAAACGGGCGCTGACTATCAAGCGTGACTATATCTTGGGGCGAAACACTGTCCCCGAAGCGGACAGTGATGAGGCATTACAGGAAATCCTGGACGAATTCTGGGAAGGCAACAATCTCAAGGCGCTGATTAAACAATTGACCCTTGACTTGTTTCTATGGGGCGAATTATGTCTACCCGTCGCCGTTCGTCAAACCGATGGGCGGGTGCGGATTAGTTACATCGATACTGCTGACATTGAGGCGGTGATCACGCATCCTCAAAACGTTCTCCATCCGTGGATTGTAATTTGCACACTGAGGCAAGGAGAGACGAAGAAAAGGGTATATAAGATCATCCGCAAGGACGAAGGATACATTGACGGCGGCAAGGTAACACTGCCACGCCAGCCCGATAAGCTGGTATTTGCCGAGCCATCACAGGTCGATCTTGCGCCGTGGGAACTAGAGTTCCTTAAGGGCGTTGGGCTGACTGAGTATACCGGAAGTTGCTTTTATTTTGCTACGAATAACGTGAGTAATCAGGTGCGCGGATTTAGCGACTTACTGCAAGCCGCTGACCCGTTAGATCAGTTGGACGAAACTTTGTTCAGCCTGGCCGAACGGGAGGGGCAGGCCGGTTATGTCTCCTGGGATGTCAAGTTGGTAGGCGCGGATGATTCGTTGGTCAAAAGCCGCGCCGCCGAAATCCGAAAAAATCCACCGATGCGGAAAGGGCAAGCCAATGTCCATAATGATAGCGAGGAGTGGACTTTCAACGCGCCAGACCTAAAGCAGCCGGGGACGGTTGTCACTGCTGACGCCTTGAAATCTCACGCGCTAAACGGGATGGGACAGCCACCGCATTGGCACGGATTAGACAATACCGCGACACGTACTACCGCCGATAGCCAGAACAACCCGACGAACAAAACGATGGAAACGGAGCAAGATAAAATCCGCGATCTGATCCATTATATGTGTCGGTTTGTCAGAGATCAGGCGGAGATCGCTGGAGAATGGGAAGCCGTTGAAATCAAGACCGAGGATGGCAAGGCGACGGGTGTAATGACTGGGCGTATTGATATTGTAATGCCAGAAATCTCGCGCAAGGATATGGTCAACGCCAGCCAAGTGTTAGCGCAGGTCACAAGCGCCTTAACCGTAGCAATGTTTGATTTACAGGTGGTCAGTCGTGAGACGGCGGCGCGGGCTATCGCTTCGGTGATGGCTGAGTTGGGCGTCGATTACAATGCCGACGATGAACTAAAGGCGATTGACGCGCAAAGCGATGCGCTATTATTGCAAGGGGCGGCAGATACCAACGGGAAATTACAGGGGCTGCTTGACGGTGCAGGGCAGCCAGCGATTGATACCCGCCTCGTTTTGAACGGCGCGCAGGTGTCAGCGGCTTTGGATATTATTGCACAGTTTAACGCCGAACAGATTTCCAGAGAATCGGCGCTCAGTGCTTTGGAAATAATGTTCGGGATGAGTAACGAGCAGGCCGTCAGAATTCTTGGTCCTAAGATCGCCGTTATAAATCCGCAATCCAATGGAGTGCTAAACCTTGCCAACGGATAGGCGGCGGTATACGAAAGCACTTGAGGACGTATCAAAACGGTACAGTCGCCTTGACGATGAGACGGTGCGGCGGCTCGTTGCCCTGCTACAGGACACCCGGCGCGGCATTGCGTCTCTGTTACTTAATAATCCTACCGACTTTGAAACATTTCGCTTAGGGCAATTACGCGCCAGTGTCGAGCAAGTGATAGGCGAGTTTCAGACCAACCTGGGGCGTTCGTTACAAACTTCGTTTAGCGATGCCACAGGGCTAGGGTCTGCCAGTGTTATCGAGCCATTAAGGGCCGTCGGGATAAGTGGCAGTTTCAATGCCATTTCACCGCAGTTAGTCAATGCCGCCGTTGATTTTTCGGCGATGTTGGTGCAAAATATTTCTAACGATTTGCGCGGATCAATCGACACACAATTAAGATTAGCCGTACTCGCACAGCAGTCACCGACAGAGGCGATGAAAAACATCACCAAGGCGCTAGGGGTGAAGGCATCCGATGGCGTATGGGGGAAACGGAAACGCCCAGAGTCGGTCAAAGGGGTTGCCGCCAGGTCAGAGACAATTGTCCGAACCGAGATGACGCGAGTCTTTAATTTGGCAACGAATAGTCAGCAGCGCGAGGCGGCGGAAGTGATACCCGGCCTCAAAAAACGATGGATTGCGACGGGCGACGAACGGACACGAAGTAGTCATATAGCCGCGCATCAGGAGACGGCGGCGGAGCCTATTCCGATTGATGAGCCATTCAATGTCGGAGGTTCATCGCTGATGTTCCCAGGTGATCCGGCAGGCGCACCCGAAGAGACAATAAACTGTCGGTGTACAGTGGTTACGGTTCACCCAGACGTTGAATTGATTAAGACCCCCACCGACACTAAGGTCGATAAAATTGCCACTACGGCGGTTTTGTAAATGAGAGAAAGAGAGCCAAACCCTTTGCTGACGATGGATGGCCGTGGCTACGTCTACCTTCGGAAGATGAAAATATGCCGATGGGTGGCAGAGCGGCAAGTATACGAGTTTCAGGATCATCGGCGGGCGCGCCATCAGCCGGCACGATTAGTCGAGGTCAAACCGCGTGATTTGGCGGCGGAGATTATTCGATTGACAGAAGAGTTGTGTTGAGGTAAACTATTAGGTAAGCGAATACCGTTGGAGTAGAAGCGCCCACGTGACACCACAAGCGGCCTAAGTTAATTCTTAGGCCGCTTTTTAATTGGTTAAAATTATGGCAAAACGAAAACAGAAACGCATAATCGAGGCAGTAGCAGAGGCGCAGAATATTATCTTGTGGCGAGAAGCCGAGATTACACCAGTCGGAGACGCCGCCGAATTCACTGGGCGCGAATGGCAGGTAACGATTATCGGCGGCAACATTGTCACGGTCGAGGGCGAAAACTTTGTCCGTTCGGCGAATGACCGATTGTATAGCACGAAGGCGCTGGAAGCATCGACTCCGCAATGGGAAGGCATCAAAGTCTATGATAATCACTTAACGGATGAAGAGTTTGAAAAGAAGCAGGGAATGCGGAGCGTTGAAGGCGAATGGCTAGGCACGATTGTTAAACCGTTTTGGGATGTCACCTCGCAGTCAGTCAAAGCATTTTTTAAAGTGGTCGAGGACAAACTTGCCACAAAACTCAAGAACGCTTTTGAGGCGGGTGTGCTGAATACCATTGGCTTGAGTATTGATACTTTCCCGATTATCAATCGGGAAATTCAACTGGAGGGGAATCGCTTCCCTGTTATTGAAGGTTTCAAAAAGATATTATCTGTCGATTTAGTGGCAGAGCCAGCGGCGGGCGGTTCATTAGATCGCATCGTTGCATCCAAAGTAGTCAAGGAGAATAAGATGGAAATAGATGACATCAAACAACTGATAAATGACGCCGTCAGCGCAAGTGTCCCCGACATCGTGAAGGCGACATTAGCCGAGGCCGCAACCGCAGCCGAAGCCGCCGCCGCTGAAAAGCCAGAGGAAGATCAACCCCAAAAAGTTGAGGAAGATGCAACGCCAGACGTTGTCGAAGATGACGTACTGGTGCAGGCCGCGACCGTCGCCGCCGAAGCCGTGAAGGAGGCCAAACTTGCTCGATGCGAATTGTTGCTTGAACGAAAACTTAAGGCCGCAAATCTGGCTGATGCCTTCCGAAAGCCCATTGAGGATACTTTCACCGGCAAGGTTTTCGCCGAGGCCGAGCTGGATAAAATGATTGCATCGATCAGGGAGGCCGCGATTTCTACCGACACGACCGGACGGGCCGCCGAAGGGACAGGGCGCGACAAACTGAGCGTAACCATCGACGAAGCCGATAAGCTAGCATTGATGCTTATGGGCAAACTGATGGGCGAACACCAGCTGCACGGGCTGGAAAAAATCAGCCTGGGATCAGACGAAAATAACCGAATGGTTCAAACCCGCGTTGGAGAATCAGCCGCTTATAAGTCTTGGCTGAACGGCGGCAAGCCTAATATCAATTTCGGTGGGCGCACCTCTGAACTGATCCGCACTGGTTATTTGAATGGTGGTTGGTATCTTGATGACGTATCATTCCGTGAAGCGTCAACGCTGGCAACCGTTATCAAGAACACGGTCAACATTATGACCGCCGTTGATTTCGCTGGCTCTAATCGTTGGTATGATCCGATAGTGGACATCATCGAAAGCGACAACCCGATCGATGATCTGACCGTCGCCCGATTGTTCGGGGCCGACAGTCTTGATGTTGTAGCCAAAGGCGCTGCGTATACGGAAATGACCTTGCAGGACGAAGAGGAAACTGCAGCGCACGTCAAGCAAGGAAACTTTGTGGCCGTGCCAATTGAGGACTTATTGGCCGACAAGATTGATTATTTCCGCAGTCTGCCAGCCCGATTATCCGACGCCTGGTACAATACCCTGAGCGATAAAGTCGCGGCGGTCTTTACTACGAACACCGCCGCCGGGCCAGTCCTCAGTGACACCGGCGCATTATTTAATAGCACTGCCGTGACTACCGCAGGCGGACACGCGAACCTGTTGACCACTGCCTTGGCTTGGTCGGCCTTTGATACCGTCATCACTGCGATGTATAACCAGACTGCCAGAACGCTTGGCACGGGCCGCAAGTTGGTCGATATGGGGCCGTTTACAATCTTGGTTCCGAACGCCCTTCGCGCCACCGCTAACAAGATTCGTAACAGTGAGTTGCAGCCAGAAGCCGACGGAGCCGGTACTGTCGGCAATCAGAGCGCCAACGAATACGGGCCTGGTGGCGATCAGCCAAACGTCGTCGTTGTCCCTGACTGGACGGACGCTGACAATTGGGCAGTAATGGCTCGTTATCGAGGCGCATCGCCAATCAAGTTAGCATTCCCCAGAGGTATGATGACCCCAACGATCTTCACGGCAGACAGCGAATTGGCGGGAACGATGTTCACCAATGATACCATCCGATACAAACTACGGATGATGACCTATCGATTCAGCGCCACCTATGACGTTGCACCGGTTGCCGATTGGCGATTGTTGCATAAGTCTAACGTCTAAAAAAACCCGTTTAACTAGCATCTAATGGGCGGCTGGCTTCGGTCAGCCGCCATAGATTGGAGACATAATAATGAGCGAACGATTAGTAACTTTACAATTTCAAGACGGGCAGGTTGGGCTAACCTTAAGCACACTTTACCGTTATTTCTATGTTCCGTATGACCTCACCGTGGTCTATATGGAGGCGGGAGCCAGTGCTGACGACGCCGGATTGACCGTTGATCTGAACGATGACGGCACAACGGCTATCGCGGCCTTGGCTTGTGCTACCGCCGCAACGCCTGGCCGATGGCGATCAACACACGTTGGAGGCACGAACGCGCCGGTATTCATTGCTGCCGGCTCCCTTTGTTCGCTTGACGCCAACGCCGCCGCGATTGATACAGACATCTGTGTCACTATCTGGGCATTAGCTGGCGAAATTACGGGTTAGGAGTTGACCATATGAGTAAGCATCTCAAGGACGCTGTAGCTTCATTAGGATATACTGAGGAGCAAGTGCTGTCTTCCCGCGAGACTGAAGACAGTGTGATCATTGTCATTGATAATGGGATCGCTGGTTGTCCGAAGTACATCATAGCCAAGGCTGATATTAAGCCCGTGGGCGCACCGAAGGCAGAGCCAGCTACAAAGAAAGCGCCCAGCCGAAAGGATAATACCTAATGGCACGCTCCGGAAAGATTACGATTGCCGCCGCAGGGACAGCGCAACGCGGCCCGGATGAAGTTTGCCGACACGTTGCTATCAAAGCCGTCGCCGCAAATACTGGCGTTGTCTATGTCGGCAATGATGACGCCGGAGACGTGGCAGCGGCCAATGGTTTCGAGATCGCACAAACGGACGATCACATTGTTCTGGTGGTAAACAACCTATTAGATTTATGGTTTGACGCCGCCACAAACGGCGATGTTATTTGTTGGATAAAGATAGACTAAGATGACGATAACCTTGAGTGCCTTCCTCGCCAATGTGATGGTTATGGTTCCGCAGGCCGATACTGAGTTATCGGCTATTGACCGGAATCAGATCATCAAACAGGCCGTGATGGATTACGGGCGCGACCGTCCGAACCTGGTCACGGATGACGTGACCGGGGACGGCGGCAAGTATTATTTGCTTGACGGCGCGTCGGCTGTCACGTCGGCATTCTCCGATGAATTCAGCCAGATCGTGTCGATTCAATATCCAGCGCCCACCATCGCCAGCGATGAAACGCCCGTATACTTGGACAACGGGGACTGGGATCATAATTATTATGACGCCAGCAACCGGTATTTGTTCTTGCCAAATCACGCACCCGTCGCCGCCGAAACAATGCGAATTACTTACTCCGCACCGTATGTCTGGACGGCAGGAACTATCACGAAAGCCGTAGCATATCCGGCCCACGGGTTTAGTCTGAACGACTTCATTTATCAAAATGCCGACGGCGCGTGGGTGGCCGGATACGCCGCTAATTTATTGGCAACGCATCAGGCCACCATCGTCCCAGATGTGGATAATTTTACCGCCGCCGAGTTGGTAGTCGCTGTCCCTCAGATGGACTTTTTTGCCGTATGTAATAGGGCCGCTTGTCTCGTTTGTTTTGCCATCGCTGAACGTTACTCGCGCACCTCAGATAGCAGTATTTCAGCCGATAGCGTCAATTATACCAGCCGAGCGCAAGAATTCCGAACGCAAGCGCGGGAATTTTGCCGATTGTACAATGACCATCTGGGCATTATGTCAGATGCGAACGGCGAGAACGCCAGCGCAGGAAAACCGATGGCCGATTTCGTGGACTTGGATACGTCTCCGTTATGGCCGACAGGTCGAGACTTTTTATTTCACGGACGGGCAACGAGGTAACAATGGCTGACGACGGGTTATCTTTAGAGTTAGATACCAATGACATTGAGGAGCTTGCCCGTAAGTTCCCTAAATTCGAGCAGATCATTTTTCGCGAAATGGACGCCGCGATGCGTGGCAGCCTGGAAGTTTTTAAGGCCGAAGTTGTAGGCCGAACGCCTGTCAACTTGGGGCTATTACGTCAGAGCATTCAGGCGGTTACACGTGGGCAACCGCCGCATTTTGAGGGCGAAGTCTCAACACCACTTGTTTATGGTGAGCCGGTGGAGCGCGGACGCAAGCCAGGACGGATGCCCCCCGTGGACAACATCGAAATGTGGGTACAGCGGAAGCTGGGGCAGACCGGTAGTGAGGCGCGATCCACCGCGTTTTTGATAGCCAGAGCCATCGGGAGGCGCGGCACAAAAGGCGCTTTTATGTTTAGAGACGGCTTTGAGGCGGGCAAGCCAGCCGTTGAAAAACTATGGCGTAATGTCGCCAGCCGAGCCGCCGACAAGATCGAGGCCGCTATTTAATGAGTGAGGCGACAGTACGCGCTAGTATCAAGACGCTGATTGAAGCCGTTTCAAATGTCGGCTTAGTCTATGATCACGAACCGTTTGCGGCGACGTGGGATGAGTATGTAGACCAGTTCAAATGCAAGGTGTTAGGCCGCGATCAGGTACGGGCTTGGACAATTAGTATGGAGGCAATGCCACGGGAACGCCTGACCGTTGCCAGTGCCAGAAACACGCACAATCAGGCGCGGTTCAATTATAAAGTACGTGGCTATTGTGGCTTTAACGAAGAGTGCGAAACGGAAACGGAATTTATGACGGTCGTTATTGCTGTTCTGAACAAACTGGACACCGGCATCGTGACAGGCAATGCCTATAACGCGCCGGTTGCTCAATTAGACAACTATGTCCCCCGCACTTTCGGCGGCGTTTTATGCCATTACGCCGAAATCACGCAGGAAGTTATCGAGATTATCGTATGATTATCTATGAATTTGAAGAGCAAAATTTCAGTGCAGCCACCGGCGAGACTAGCTTCCGTGTACTTAACGGCAAACTAGAACTTGAAAATGAACCATCGGCGGCGTTGGCTTTCCTAATCGAGAAATACGGCGGCGTTTTATTGGCCGAAGCGAAACCAAAGCGGGGCAAGAAACTAACCGCCGAATCGGAGAATGAATAATGGTCGCACCAGTCCCTAAAGTAGAATTTAATAGTTGTTATCGCATTCAACAAGAGACATCGTTCGGCGCTGGCGGAGGCTCCGCAGACTGGATTGCAGGGGGCAACGGCGGCGGCGCGACAGGTTGGCGCGATTGGGCTGTATCGGTAGGGCAGTCGCCTATCCAAGCCACAGAGAATATCATTTTCCCGGCATACAAAGGCTGCGAGCGGGCCGTCAATTATCAGCCCCCTGTCCCAGGTCGTTATGAGGTGGGACACACATTAGAGAGTCCGGTATTCCTCGAACAGACGCACCCTATTTTATATGGCATCCTGGGCGGTCAATCGTTGGTAGAAACCGCAGGTACGGCGGCGTTATCGTCAACGGCTTTTGCATCGGTGGCTTCGCTTGACACTCAGCCGGACGGAACGGAGCAACTTAAATTTGTTATCGCTTCCAGTACCGCCGCCAGCGCAGCACAGATTAACATTTTAGTGGGCGCGGTATTACAAGAGACAATCGAGATCGGCACGAATGCAGGAACGGTTGACGGTACATATTATAGCCGAGGGGCGTACAATGCCACTGTTACTTTTACCGTAGCGGGAACGGTCACAGCGGGAACAGTCGTTGTCTCAGGCGTTGATTATGTCACCGGAACATTCACGCTGGCTGATACCATTCCCTCCTTCCAGATTCAAGAGGATGGGCTGGCCCGGTCTGCGACTTCAATGCATTTCCCCGGTGTGATTATGCAAAGCGTTGATTTTGCTTTTGACGCCACCGCCGCCGATGGATTGATTACAATGGCAACCGCCTTCCAGAGTCAGTTCCCTTCCGCCGCCACTGCCGTGGCTTTCGTCAATGAAACGCGAGATTATCAACACGCGCTCGGCGGTTGGACGGCATCGCTACTCAAGGACAGTGTAGCCTATGAGCGGGTACAATCTGCTACGCTGACCATCAATGGCGGCAATACCTTGTTTGCTACGGCCAGCGGATCGCAGCAGCCTAGCGGCAAACTAGCGGGCGGGGCTGAGGTCACAATGACGGCCCGTGTGGTGGTTGAGGATACGACCGAGTGGGCAGCGTACACTGGACAGACTGTACAGGATTATCATTTGGTTTTGACCTCTCCAAATAACATCGTGGATAGTACTAAATTTTCAATGACGTTCGAGATGACCAGCACTTATATGGAAAGTTACCCAGTCGCCATTGGCGATGACGGGATGTTGGTCGTAGACATCACCTATCGCACCATCTTGGACGCGAGTGACGGTATCGTGAAAATTACAACCGTTGATAGGATGCCTGTTTAATGACATTTTCTTTTGGTATAAAAACCTATGACATTTCAACGAATGACCTTGGCAATGACTTTGCTATCGAGATTGAGCCACCGCTGACCTTCACAATGCGGAGCCGACCGCCGCATTCGTGGTATGAAGCGGTCGGGCGGTTGGATCACGAAAACTTTGACATCGCCTTGGCCGCGACCGTGCTATCCGGTCTATGCCTCAAAGTCTCAAATGGCGAGGCGGAGTTGCTGATTAGTAGCGATCAGGATGCGCTTATCATTCACGAACAGTTAAAAGCACTTGATCCGGTGATGGCAGATGAGGCGTTTTTTAAGCTGACCTATCGTTTGGCGGGGCGTCTAATGATTGTGAAGTCGGAGGACATTGACGCGCTAAAAAAAACGTCGAGGCCATCCAGTGGCACAAACAAAAAGCCCACCCCAGCAAAACAATAATCAACGTGCTTTACCAACAACTGCCAAACGAATACGTGGCGCTAGTGAGTGATTTGTCACTAGCGCGACGCACGTGGCAGTTGTTTGGCGTCAGCCTGTCGGAGCTTGAAAAAATGGATCGGTATGATGTTGAAATGATGAAGATCGCCATCGGCGGTTAAAGGCAGTTATGGCTAACGATTTCTTTATAAAACTAATATCCCAATGGGACGGCAAGGGAGTCAAGGGCGCGAAGAAAGATATTGACTCCTTGAAAAAATTTGCCAAAGAGGTCGGCGGGGCGCTGGGGGTGGGTCTTGGCGCGCGTGAGGTTTTGGACTTCACGAAGGAAAGTATCAATCTGGCGCGCATCCAAGCTCAGGCCGAGGCGCAAGTTGCGGCGGCTATTGAGAGTACAGGGAACGCCGCCGGAACCTCATTGCAGGAGTTAAAAGCCCACGCCGCCGCATTGCAGGGGGTTACGAATTTTGGTGACGAGGCAACGCTACAGGGGCAAGCGTTGTTACTGACGTTTAAGAATCTTAGTGCCAATCTGCCACGTGCTACCGCCGTGATGTTGGATACATCCCAAGCGATGGGGCAAGATATAAAATCCAGTGCTATCCAGTTAGGGAAGGCGCTAAACGATCCGATAGCGGGCTTGTCGGCTTTGAGCAAAGTCGGTATCACGTTCTCTGAGAGCCAACAGGATTTAATTAAAAGTTTAGCGGAAAGTGGTAAACTTTTCGAGGCGCAATCACTGATCCTTGACGAACTGGAAAGCCAATTCGGGGGCAGTGCAAAGGCGGCGAGGGATGCTGACGGTGACATAGCCGCACTAGGGAATAGTTACGGCGATTTACAGGAGGCCGTTGGCGGGTTGTTCCTAGCGTTAACAGAGGCGACGGGCGCTGGCGAGAAATCGATTTTCTTTATCGATGCTATAACCGAACGAATAAACATTTGGCCTGGAATTTTTGACAATGCGGGGACTACGGTTGATCTACTGGCAGACAAGTTTGACAACTTTACGGACAGGTTAGCACTGACACAACCTGGTATTGCTAAATTTCTCGATAGTGTAGCCGCAGGACTCAGTGCAGGTCTGGGTATCGGTGGCGGAGGTATCGACCCGATAGTGATACCTCCGCCAGTTGTTGACGCTGACGACACGGTTGACACTCAAGAAGAGATTAACAATGAATTCCTCGACCTTCAAAGGGGATTCTCCAAGGACTTAATCGAGTTGCAGGCCGACACCGACGCCGCCTTTAAGGATGCGCTCAAAGATTTAAACGACGATCTACAGGATGCCGCCGAAGATAACCAAGACCGCTTGGCAGACATTGCCAAGTCGGGCGCGAAACAACGCCTCAGTATTGACAAAGATTTAGCCAAGGCGTTGTCAAAGGCCGATGTCGATCTGGGGAAATCCTTGGGCAAGCTCAAGGAAAACGAATCTAAGCAACTTCAAAAGCTACAATCCAGCGCGGCGAAAGAAGATGCCAATCAGCGAAAACGAGCAGCCGTTGACGCCTTGGGGGACGAACGGCTATTCCAATTCGAGCTACGAAAACTCAGTGCCGAAGGTGACGGTATCGCCATCCTTGAAGCCAAGGAACGGCGGGCAATTGAGCAGGAAATCGCTAAAGAAAAGGCTGAGACTGAGGCGTCAATTGAGGACGGGCGGCGACGGGATCAGGAGCAGGAAATTCGCTCAGAGACGGCAGATCGCACCGCACAATTGCGCGAGGAAAGCATTGAGCGCAAGGCAGAACTAGAGGCGCGGCGGGTTGAGGAATTGCAAGAACTTGCGGAATCCGAAGCCGAACAGATCGCCAACGCACAAGAGGCTTTCGTCAAACGGCAAGAGGATTTACAAGAACACTACGGCGAAAAGGTTAAAAGCATTGAGGAAGGCGAACGGGAAAGTATAGCGAAGCTGGCCGAAGGGCTGACCGAGATGGAAGATTTAACCGCCGCCGAATTCGACCAACTGGTTATGTTAGCCAAGGAATTTGGGCCAAAGATCGGCGAGGCGTTAGCCACTGAATTAGGCGAAGCCTTTGCATCGAATCTTAAGATCGATAGAATCATCGCAGGGATCGGCGGCGGCGGGGCGTCATCGGGAGTCAGTGGAGGCGGGGGCAGTTTGCCGCCTATGCCCACAGGCATCGCGCCCGCAGGTGGATTCCTGCCCTTTGCGGAAGGTGGTATTGTCCCAGGCCCAACGGGAGCGCCACGGATGGCAATCGTTCACGGTGGCGAGGAAGTGTTAACGCCTCAACAGCGCGGCGGCGTTAACCTGACCGTCTCCGTTAATGCGCCAGTGTTTGGCGTTGACGATTTAGAGCGTAAGATCGAGGCAGGGGTACAGGAGTTAGTGAATCAATTGAAGGAGCATTTTAACTAATGGCTGGCACGTTCAAAGTCGATGGAACCACACTATCATATATCGGTGGCGCGGTATGGGATCAGCCGCAGGTGGATACGTCGTTGTCTTTAATTGCGGTTCACAATCATTTCAGGTCGCACACGTGGTCGGCCAACGTAATGAGCATCGCAGAGTTTGAGACGCTACGCGGCAAGCGCGGAAGTTTGGTATCAATACAGACTACAAATGCCGATGATGAGGACGCGGCATTTTTGACCTATTACGGGGTGCGTGTGGATAGTGTGTCAATGAGGGCGCACGATTCACTTAACGCAACTGGCGTCACTGTTTCGTTTTCGGTGGGAGTTTAATGGCTGTCACTTTCAAAATCAATGCCGTCACTATTACCGCAGGTATTCAAGCGGCTTGGGCGCCGATTCAAACCGAAACCAGAGCCATCGGCAAGCCCGGCTATTCCGCCTGGCAGCGGCATACGTGGTCAATGGCCGAACTGGATCACGCGACCTATGACGTATTGAAGGCGTTGCGCGGCACGGATTTGACCTCAGTACAAACCACGGGATTTGACGCGCTTAACACCGAGACACTTTATACGGACGCCAGTTTGATGACGGTTAGCGGTAGGCAGCAAGGTATTCGGATACTGAATGTACAGATCGAGTTTTTAATCGACACAGCATCGGAGTTTTAGGATGAGTTTCGCTCGATACGCTAGCAATTCAACAGGTCTTGAGTTAGTCGCAGATGTGACCGGATTAAACTTTCAGCCACGGTTTTTTTGCGATGACGCAACCACCGTCTTTGACAGTAAGCCCGCCGTTGCCAAGCTCAAGATGACGCCGATTGTGCAATTCATTAACACGAATATCGCCTGGGATGTATCGGCGTCTAATCATCCGACAGGTACAATCAGCACGTATGATGTTTCCTTTGGTGGAGGTGGGGCGTCTGATCTGGCCGCGCAATCTTGGGCGGGTGCGAAAACAGGCAACGTCCAATATACTACCGTCGGCATATATCACGCATCGGCAACCGTTACCGACACACTCAGTAACATATCACAGCCTGCCAAACAGAAGATTATTATCATTGACCAAATTGCCGCCATTGCGCGGGTGTTTATTTCGACAGATGACAGTGGCGTTTATGTCTACGATCCCGGCGGCACACCGACACAGAGCAATAGTGGATTGACTGGCGATTATCTCAAGGTTAATTCGTTGGCCGTCAATCCGCATTTCGCCACGCTTCCAATTGCGAATCAACATATATGGTTAGGGACAGTTGGCGGAGTGGCTTACTCAACGGATGGCGCGGCAACCTGGACTACGATCACACCAGCGACTTTAGGCGATCCGACTAATACGGCGGCAGATGGATCGCCGCCGGATACAAACGATTTAGACCAGGTGTCGGTGGCATTTGATCCGCAGGACTGGCGGCGGGTTTACGTACTAAGGCCAACGGACGCCACTTGGAACGCAAGTTTTACCTCCCGCGTGTACCGGTACTTGACCACAGATTACGGCGTCACGTGGGTCAGTGAGGGGATTAACGGCTAACTATGGCGGGATTGACGATAGGCTTTGAAAGTAACGATTTCAGCGAGTTTGATACCGCTCCCGTAGGAACGTCTTTCACGATCAGCGGAGCGGCGGCGTACATTGGGACGTATGGGCTAGAAATTGATATGGCGGGAACGTCAACGACGACCGGTGTGGAAGTGACTGCTATGAGTGGAACGTTCACACAACTACGAACGGGAGCCTGGCTCAACATTGAAAACCTGGTACTCTCCACGTCGCAGTTAACTCAGTGCTTGAACTTTATCCACTCCGGCGACGATATGGGGATTATCGCGCTCCACGAAAACGGATCAGGGACTATTAACGGGCGCGTTAATGTGCAAGACGACGCAGGGAGTAATTCGGAATTGATCACGATCCCGCAAACGGGTTGGTTTCACGTCGAAGTGATAA